GCAATGGTTTGCCTAATACTTTTTCATCTCTTATAGCTTCTTTAACTTCTGCTTCAACTTGTTTAACTTCAGCTTCTGTTACTTCTTGGATCGGAGAAAACCCTTCAACATCCTTGTTGGACTCTTGTACAGGTTCTCCCACCGTTGCGCTATCTCCGGATGGTTTTTCCACAGATACCTCCTTTGTTTCTCCGATTTGAATGGCATCTTCTTTTTCTTCTTGTTTTGGAATTACTACTTTCTTAACCTCTGGTTCTAATTCAATCAAAGGTTCTTTTGGATTAACATTTACTTTTGTAATGTTATCTTTTGTTTCGTTAAATTTTTTAGGTGTTTTCTTTTTTGTTTTTAATTTAAACTCACCTTCCTGTTTAACAGGTTCATTTGTTTTTAATTCTGACATAATATAATATAATTAAATAATTAATAAATATCTACAACGACGGCATTATACCCGCTGCATCTTGTTCTTCAAAATTTATTGGTGGTAAATCTTGTTTTCTTTGATTTATCATTTGACTTTGCTGCGTACCTTCCATTTTTATACGCTTGTCTTTTGCACCTTCTCTCTGTTGATCACCTTGTGTTTTAGCTTGTGATTGAAGTTTAGCTAATTCCATGTCGAACTGATGCTGCATTTGCATTTTCTGTTGATCAAGCTGTGCTTGTATTTGCATTTTTTGAATCTCCATTTGTGTTCTAGACTGCTCGTATTGAACTTTAGAACCGCTAATTGCTTCTTGCTTTTGAACTTCATTCATTGCAATTTTCTCATTAGCATCAGCTTGAGATTCTGCTTGAGCTCTAATATTAGCTTGAGCATTTTCTTGATCTAGCCTAGCTTTAGCTTTACGCTTAACTTTAAGAAGTTGATTTGCTAATTTAAGATTTTTAATCTGTCTTAAATCTATAGCGTCTTCGAGATCAATACCTCCACTTTGTAGAGCTACTTGAATATTTTGTTCTAATTGAGCTTTTTCTTCATCATCTGGTTCTAATTCTAAGAATATACCAAAATCATGTAAATTTAAATTTACAATTTCTTTTAAAGTATTAACATTGTAATTACTAATAGAGTTTGTTAAAGACTCTGCAGTTAAAGGAAACTCTAAAGCATCAGCAATTTTAAGAGCTGTATTTTCTGCTATTCTAAGAGTTAAATAAGAAGATGATTGCTTTATATGTCTAGTAGCAGTGTTAGAAGCATTAGCTGCCATTTTTTGTAAACCTACTAGCGTGCTTTTGTCTGGCGTGCTACCATCTCTAGCTTCATTAAGACCCGTCACATCACGTATCATTTGTAAATAATACTGATATGTATTTATAAGACTTTGTATTTTACCTTGACCAGAACTAGAGTTTAATTCTTGAATAGGTACTTTACCAGGATTCATATCACCGTCTTGCGTGAGAGATCTACCAACAATACTACCAGTTTGAAAATACATATTAAGAGCTTCTGCTGGATTATAATTTGTGCCATTACCAAGATCAACTTCAGCTAAACCGTCCATGTCTAAATAAACACCATCTGGTACTATTCTAGACATTACTTGTTGTAACTTTAAATGAGTTAATTGAATCATATCTGCAAAACCAATACATTTACTCACTAGTGATTCTATTCTACCTTTATACATTCTAGGTGAACAAATGGCGTAATTCATTTTAACCTTTGTAGTATCAGCATAAGGTCTTGACATGTTTTCAGCTAATTCCCATTTAAGCATTGTATCAGTACCTAACACTTTAGCGCCGCTATATAAAACCTCTATAGATCTTGAAACTCTTTCAAAGTTATCATTTTCTGGCGGATTAAATGTGTCTGGCTTTTCAATAGCCTTCATCAACCCTTGATCTGTTTGTTTTATTTTAAAAACTTGATTATGATAAGTCTTATAATCAAAATATAAAACTTGAACAGTGTTTTCATCGTATCCACCCCAACCAGTTACGTACTGTCTATTTCCTGGCATTTTTTGTATACGCTCTAACTCTTTTTTAGAAATATTAGGAAACTCTTTTTTAAGCTCTGGTATTGTTATAGATTTTATTTCCCCAACATAATATATATCTTCAAAATTAGGATCTTCAGTATAAGAATAAACCATATAAGCTGGATCCACGTAGTCAATAGTAATACCATTTGCTGTATTAAAATTAGTTTTAGCAGCTGCAATACCGCAAACTGTTAAATCCATGTTTAATCTACGCTTAATGAGCTCGTACTTATTTTGAGCCATAACAGAAGATATAGCTTCTTCTTCAGCTATTTCTATGCTTTGTTTATAAGAAAGCTGCATATGTAATTCTAACTCTTCTTCGTTTTCAGGAAGCAACTCAGGGTTTAAAGTTTGATATAAGTTTATGCCAAAACTATTTTTTATATTTTCTAAGTAATCTTGAGCCAGCATGTCTTCGTATATTTTAGAAGCATACTTAGTTCTTTTTTTAATAGAATCAGGATCTTGAGCATAAGCTTTTATATCATAAGAGTGAGCTGATATACCATTTACAACAATGTCTACAAATTTAGATAAAATAGGAACTGGCTTCCAGTCTAAATTAAGATAAGACAAATCACCATTAATAGACAATTCATCTTTGTATTTTTGAACAGGTTGTTCTCCTCTAGCGTATAATCTAAGAGTATTAAAGTTATTCCAGTTAGTCAAATACGTATTACCGTTTGTTCGACCAGATTTGAACCACTCATATTCAATAGCCATAGCTACTTGACTGCCGTATTCCAGGCTTGCTTTTTCAGCATCGCTAACAACTTGACTTGGAAAAGCGCTATTTGAATTAGTGTATATATTCATTTAACTTATTATTTTTGATGTAGTTCCCCTGTTGTCATATCTTTTGATACCTAAATCTACAGGTTCTATAATTTTTTTATTTACAGGATAATACCTGTGCTTATTACAAGCCATTAAAGCTAGTCCAGAACTAATAGAAGCATCGTGTTTTGTTCTATTGTTTATATTAAATTTAGCCCAGTCTTCTAATGTTCTTTGAAAATAAACGTCACCATAACCAGACTCTTTTAATCCAACAAAATGCTCTATATATGTTTCTATAGCAGACGCGTGGGCTTGCTTTATATCTTCACTAGAGTTTGGTATACCGCCTAGTTCTCTTTCTGTTACAGATAATTTATTATATTTTTTATCAGGTCTATTCATTGAAAAGCCTCTATAACCTCTTCTTTTAAAATAATACAATATTCTTGGTTTATTATTTTCTATAAGTATTGGCATACCGTAAAACACGCAAGCCATAAGAACATCTTCAAAAAATATTTCAGCTGTTTGTGGTCTAGCTATATATTCTAAGAAGAAATGATTAGGAGGCACGTCTTCCATAGAGAATTTAGTAAGACCATGTAAAGATCCTTTAGAACCTCTTTTATCTACTGTACCTGATATATCATATGGATCACAACCAAAAGCCCCCATATATGCATTGCCAGGGTGATTTATACCATTTTTACTATACTTTTTATTTTGCAAATGACTAGGTGGTACCCAACTTACTTTAAATCTACCATTTTTATTTGGAACAAATATAACATTTGTATCTTGCTCGGCGTTTTGCCACTGAAAACTACCTTGTGTGATATTTATAGAATTACGCATGTCTTCGTTAAAATCTATTTGTTCATAGATTTTAGTTAGATTAAATAAAGACTCTTTTGACTCATCTCTAAAAGCGTGTTTAGTAGTTCTTGGAAATTGTCTATAAAATTCGTTTAAAGCGTCTTGATCTTTTTTAAGACCATCTACTTCATTGTTCCAATATTCTATTACACCAAAATCTATTTGCTCGCCCCGCGGCCCTTCCAATGGCTTGGCGGGCGTGTCGAATACAGGTAATCCATAAGAATCGATGTATCCTTCGTAATTCCATTCCATAGGTATAAACAAGCTATATAATCCTGAGCGAGTTTGTCCATTTGCGTTTCTCTGCGTAACGTCTGAGTCATTGTATAGTTTTTTAAAGTTATCACCACCTTTGTCTAATGAGTTACTTGTTGAACCCATCATACATTTACCTATAATTCTACTACCTAATCGTAAGCAGGTTTTCGTAACCCTCCAGTTGTTGAGGATGTTCGTCGGACGCTCCCATTTACCGCTCTCGTCGTGGACAAGTAGTTTGAGTTTCTCACCGTCATACGAGTTGTCGCCTGTATTCTTCCAGTCGATCGTGGTGTCCAGGCCGTCGAGTTCTCTAAGCGTCTCGTTGTTCTCGAGTTTCTTACGGGTGTATTTCGTCGCGGGGACGCGATACGCGAGTTCTGTCTTTGGCCTGTCCATACCGTCCTGTATCGGCTTGAAAAAGAAGGGGTAATTAACCGATATCGGTACCACCTTGTCTGTAAACATCTTCTTCGCATCAGGTCCAGATTTAGATAATATTTCTAACCTAGAGTCGCTTGATATGGTTGCCATATTAACGC